CCGCGGGAGCACACGCGCACGACGAACTCGGCCGGCTGGGTGCGGGGGGCGTCGTCAGGGTGGGCCAGGTCGTCCCAGTCGTCGTCGCTCATGCCTTGTCCCGGACGTTGATGGTGACGCCGGGGGCGCAGGCGATGGCGACGACCTGGAGCCGGTCGGTGGCGCCGAGGCGGCGGGAGAGGCGGGTGACGTGGCAGTCGACGGTGCGGGGTTGGACGCCGAGGGTGTCGGCGATCTGCCGGCTGGTTTGGCCGGCGATGAGCCCGTCGAGGACCTGGCCCATGCGGGCGGTGATGGTGACGTCGCGGGCTTCGATGCGGGGGGTCCAGCGGTAGGGCTGCACGGTGGGGCGTCGCTCCCCCACCGGCCAGCCGGCGCGCCAGCGGACGACGGAGCGGCGGGTGACGCCGAGGGTGGTGGCGATGGCGCCGGAGGTCATGCCTTGGGCTTCGAGGTGCTGCCAGGCGGCGCGGGTTTCGTCGGGTGACAGGTGCAGGGTGCGGTCGCCGCGGGTGGCGCGGTCGACGGCGACCTCGTCGAGGTCGTACACGTGCGCGGCGGTCATGCGGCACCGTCCTTGCGTGCCTTGCGGCGGACGTCGCGCTTCTTCCAGTCCTGGCGCTCCGCCTCAGCGCACGCGGGGCAGACGTCGATGGGGCGTTCCCCGTTGTAGCGGTGGCGTCGTGCGGCGGCCGGGGTGCCGCAGGGGGCGAGCTTGGTGGCGCGTTCGGCGGCTCGCTTGGCGGCGCGTTCGGGGGCGGTCTTCTGCTTCTTGATGCGCCACTCGGCGCGCTTGGCCTCGAGGCAGGGCGCGCACGCCTGCTCGCCGTCTCGCAGGTGCCGCTTGTAGCCCCAGCCGGTGCCGTGGATGTACTCGCCTTCGGTTTTGCGGGGGGCGTTGCGGCCCTTGGTGGGTGCGCGGGTGGCGAGGCGCTCGCTGTTGTAGGCGTCGCGGCACGCCTCGCAGACGGGTTCCTTGTGGCGGCGGTGGGTGTAGTAGCCCTGGGGTGTGCCGTGCTTGATGGGCTTGCGGGTCCGCCCGGTGGGCTTGGGCTGCTCCTGCAGCGGTGGCAGGTTGCGGAGCGCCTCGGGGGCGGTGGACGCGTCGGGGCGCACCGTCATGGGGGTGGTGACGCGCGCCGAGCCTTGGCCCTTGGCGAGGGTCTCGATGACGGGGATGACGTGCTCGGCGTCGTCGTCGGGGAGCAGCTGGTCGCGGTCGTCGACGAGCCCGATCATGCGCAGCAGGTGGCGCAGGTCGGCGGTGTCGGTGGCGTACTCGGCGACCCTGAGCGCGGCGGCGGCGTTCTTGGACAGGACGGCGGTCATGCGGCACCGGTCTTTCGGGTGTGGATGTCGTGGCGGTGGTCGGCGCCGTGGATGACACGCGGGATGGCCTTCACGCCGTTCTCACGCCGCCACTTGAGGCGTTCTTCGGCGGTCATGCCGCCCCACACGCCATGGTCGGTGTTGACCAACGCGAACTCCCGGCAGCGGGCGAGGACGGGGCAGCGGGCGCAGATGCCCTTAGCGACCGCGACGTCCCGCTTCCCCTCCTTCGTGATGTCCTCCGCGAAGAACAGCTCCGGGTCAGCGGTCTTGCAGGCTTCGCGGCCGTGAAGGTTCGGGGTGGTCACTTGCCGGCCGCCTTGCACGTGCAGCCAGTGGCGGCGACGCAGCCGTCCTGTCCGTGGATGGCGGCGTAGTGCTCGCAGTCAGAGCAGATGGGAAGTTCGGGCATGCGACGGACCATACGCATACCTACACACCGCGTCCATACGTGCCGCGGCGTGTCGCTCAGTAATCGGACGGTCGCGCCCCGCCGTCGTAAACCTGACCGTGGCCCGCATCGACGATCGCGTCGTTGAGGTTCGTCCCGTCCGCCAGGTCGATGTCCACCAACAAGCGCCCGTAGCGGTCCTCGTCGTCGTCCAGGTACGTCTGGATGGTGACCTTCGCGCCGGCCGGGGCCATCTGGTTGACGTAGGCGGTCGCGGCCTTCTTGGCGGGGTTCTTGTCCGGGGCGTTAATGCCGATGAGCCGCATGTCCTCGGTGTGCTTCCAGACGTGCAAGCCAAGGTCGACGTCCATCTCGACCGTGTCCCCGTCGACCCATCGGCGGATGACTGCGCGGTAGTGGTACATCAGGCGATCTCTTCCTCGTCCTCATCACCCTCGATGAACTCCACCTCGACTGAGGTGTAGGTCGTGCCGACAACACCTCGCTTGCGCATGACGCACAGCGAGATGAGCCCTTCCCACGCCGCGGGGTCCTCGACGAACGCCCGCGCGGAGAGCAACGTGACGATCTGGTGGCAGCCGGAGCAGAGAGCGATCAGGTAGTCGTTCTCCGGGTCGTTCTCCTTGCCGAGGATGTGGTGAGAGGACAGCCCGGCGACGCCCTCGCGGCCACACAGCTGGCAGATCCCCTCGGCGAGCCCGATGGTCTCGCGGCGCCGGCCACCGAAGTAGCTCAGATCCGACCGCCGGTCCGAGGCGCACTTGCGGGTGCAGTACTGCTGCCGCACGTTGCTGGGGATGAACTCCTGGTCGCAGTAGTCGCACCGCTTGACGGGTAGCTCGGCGTGCTTCTCGCGGTAGAGGACCCACCACTCCGGCAGGCGCGTCTCGAACGCCCGGCAGAGGGTCTCCACGACGAACTTGTGGCGGCGCGCGAAGGCGTGGACGGTGATGTCGGCGTCGTCGATCTCGCGGGCGTACTTGCGGAGGCTCGCCTTGTCGAGGCCCTGGCCGCGGGGGATCTTGCGGCTGCCCTTGTTACCGGCGCGAGACCCGATGCCGAGTTCGCTGATCTTGCACGCGACCCCGGCATACGGGCGGCCCAGGCGGTGGGCGATCTCGCTGATGGGCAGGTGGTCCACGAGGGACTGCAGCTTGGCGATCTCCTCGTCGTCCCACCTGCGCGCGGGCATCGGGTGGCCGAGGGCGATGAGACGCTCGTGGACGGACTGGCCGCCCATCCCGAGCCGCTCGGCTGCCCGCCAGACGCTGCCGGTCTCCCGGTAGGCCGCGATGATCTGCTCGTTCGTGGCCTTGAGTCGCGCGGGGCTCACAGGAGGATCCCGTCTGCGGTGTAGTCGGCGGCGGTGACGCGCATGGCGATCGGGGAGCACATCAGGTCCGGCGGTAGGGACCGGCACACGCAGCGTTGGGCGTCGTCGGGCAGCACCTCGGCCAGCGGGCGCACCGCCATGACCGAGGCGCCCTGGGGGCGCGTCAGGGGCGCGGTCACGGCTGCTTGTCGCTTGTCATGGCGGGCTGGCGGTTCACGCGTTGACCTCGGTGTCGATCCACGCCAGCACGGCCACGGCCTCGTCCGCGGTGAGGTCGCGCGCCGACCCGAGCTCGCGGTCGACCACCTGTGCGACGGCGGCGAGCTTGGTTTCCCGCTCCGTGATGCCGAGCACCTCGAGGCCCTTGTTGATGTCGCCGAGCTGCTGGTCACTCACCTTGCCGGTCTCGGCCGCAGCGGGTTCCGTCACGGCAGGAAGGGGCTGCACGGTGAAGATGGCGCTCCGGCCGCGCTTGACGAGGAGAGGCACCTGCTTGGGCTTGTCGAGGTGCGAGAGCGCAGCAATGCGTGTCCCCCCCACAGCCTGGCCGCCGTACTCCACGTCCGGGTCGCAGTAGAGCTGGATGCGTCGCCCGACGTAAACCGACGCGTCGACACCCCAGGATGCGGCGAGCACCCGCCGCATGGACTTGCTGGGGCGCCAGGGGCGGGGGAACTCGGCGAGGTGGATGTTGACCGGCTGTTCCGCGGTGCCCCTGGACACGCGCTCGATCGTGAACGTCCGGGCGCCTCCCAGTAGGTCGACGGCGTCGAGCTGGTCACTCTTCGGCGCGAGGGTGTCGCTGATGTCCACGGTCAGTCGCCCTTCTTGGCGTGGTCGTTGATGGCGCGCATGAGCCGCTGCACCAAGGCGTCGCTCTCGTTGCGACGCTCGAACCCATTACGCGGGGGAAGGCTCGACCGGGATTCCACGATCCGGCGGACTTCGTCCTGGAGGTCGGGGACGATCGGGTCGGTCATGTCCATCAGAAGGTCATCTCCAGGTCGAGGATGCGTTCGGTCGTGGGTAGATCGGTGACCGCAGCTGCGTAGTCGGCGACCATCTGGGCGGCGGTGCGCTCGAACTGTTCGACGGCTTCGACGATCGCGTCGAACCACCGCTGGTCGGGGTACACCCGCTTGCGCCACATCGGCATGCCGCCGCTGTACGACAGGTAATCGAGCCAGCCGCGGCCGGTGACCAGCAGCCCCGCCTGGATCTGGGCCATGTGGTACGACGGCACCTCGTCATTGAGGATGGTGCGGAGGTGCGTCTTCGCTCGCGGCGACTTCACCTCGATCAGCCCGTCATCGCCCACCAGACCGTCGGGGGAGTAGCCGAGCTTCCACGTCGACTCTTCCCGCACCATGAACCCGGTCTCGGCGACTGGGGCGTACGTGTCGGCGTAGAGGTTGCGGGCGAGCGGCTCGTCGAACTGGCCGCGCGCCATGTCGGCGTTGACGTAGACCGGGTCGACAAATCCGGTGATCCGCTCGGCGACCAGGAGGAAGGTAAGGGCGCGGCTGTCGTCGTTGCTGGCCGGGCGGACGGTCTTCGGGGTGACGAGCTGGCCGACGACGGAGGCGGTGACGAGGCCGCAGCGTGCGGCCAGCCACTCCTCTGAGCCCTGCTCGAGGTCGGGGTACTCGGTGAGGGTCACTGGGCAGCCCTGAACGAACGGCAGCCGCAGGCGCGGAGCCAACAGGTGCCGACCTTCTGCGCGTGCTGCCCCCGGCCGTGCGAGCACAGGCAGGTGTCGCCGATGGTCTGCACGGAGGCGGCGTGCAGGGCGTCCCACTCTTGCCAGGCCGCGGTGAGGTCGGCGGGTCGGGCGCCGCGGGAGGCGGCGATCGTGGCCCACTCCTCGGCGCGCTGGCGGGTGGGCGCGTAGCCCATCGCCATGAGGGCGCCTTCGGGGCCGAGGTTGGAGGGGTGGCGTTGCATGGCGGCGGCGCGCTCCACGGTCTCGGGGCGGTGCCGGCTCACGGCCGAATCCAGTCGCCGGGCGCGGGCAGGTTGAGCACGGTGAACAGGCAGCAGGTGCAGGTCGCCAGCCAGCGCGCGCCGTCCCAGAGCGGGTCGGCGTTCCTGCCGGTGCGGATGTTCTCCCAGTCCTGGGGGCTCACGGGGTGTCCTTCCGGTTCCACTCGTGGACGTTGGCGAGCCACGCGGCGTCGCTGGCGGCCTTCTGACGGGCTCGCTCGCGGGCGATGGCGCGAGCCCAGTAGTGACCGAGGACGGGGCCCCCGACGAGGATGAGCAGGGCGTAGGCGACGATTGCCCAGGCGACCGGGGTCATGCGGCGTCCTTCCATGCGGTGAGGGCTGCGGCGGCGCGGCGGTTGAACTCGTCGTGGGACCACACCTCGAACGGCTGGTCGGCGAGCGGGTCGAAGTCGTCGGCGTCGTCGAGGTGGGCGAGCTGCTCGGTGCCCTGCTCGGCGACACCACCGGCGGCCCAGATCAGCGCGTAGATGCCGAGACCGGCCAGCGCGATGGCGAGGCCCATCAGAACTGCCGCCCGTCGGCGAGGATGAGGAGCAGCTGACCGAGGGGCTTGGTCGCCATCAGGAACACGTAGGCGGCCAGGACGATCCCGATCAGGCCGGCGACGACGCGCACGGTGCTCCAGACGCGCTGCGTGCCGGTGCGGAAGGCGCGGGCCCGGCCGGCGCGACGCGGCAGCTCCGGCAACCCCCACGGGAACGTGATCTCCGCGGTCGGGACGATCGGCGCACCCGGTACCGCGGGCTTCGGCACACCGATCAGCTCGGTGGTGTCCGACGCCGGCGTGTACGAGGCGTACAGGGGGAGAGTGGTGGCGTTCATGGCATACTCCTCGGTAGTTGCGCCGTCCGCGTTCTCTTGTCAGGGGGATCGGGCGGCGTTGCTGTGTGCGGGGCAGGACACCCCGGCGGACACGGGTCGAGCGCGTCCGCCGGGGGAGTTCAGGAGGCCCTGAGAGCCGTGACGAGGTAGTCGGTGAGTTCGCCGGGCTCGTCGCGGCCGTCGATCAGAGCATCGGCGACGAGCTCCCACAGTTCAGTCGAGTGCGCGAGGAGTTCCGCGAACTCGAGGACGACCTGCCGCTCACGCTCACGCTCACGCAGGTGCACCGAGCACACGACGCGGGGGCTGCACATGCACATCAGGCGGCACCGCCGAACGCGGCGTTGAGGGTGCTGCGACGGTAGCGGCGCTGCCCACCGGGGGTGCGGCCGGCGGGGAGCTGGCCCGACTCGTCCCAGCGTCGCAGCGATGCGACGCTGACGCCGAGGAGGTCGGCGGCTTCGCTGATGGTCAGCCACTCATCCGCTGGGGTGGGGTTCGGCTGCGGCGTGTGACCGGTCGACCCGGTGGCGGTGATCTCCACGCCGCAGACAATACGCATACGCACGCAGAGTGGGGCAACACGACGCGCGTGTCGTTACGTACTTGCGTAGGGATGCGTATAGATGGAACGCTCGGGGCCGTGACTTCCCCCCGCTGGTTGCCGACATGGAGTCTTGGCGACCGCCTCCGCAAGATCCGGCGCGAGCTGCAGATGAGCCAGGACGAGCTCGCCGACGCCATCCACGTCAAGCCCTCCACGCTCGCTGCCTGGGAGTCCGGGCGGAACTCCCCCGACGACCC